GTTTGTCCTTTCTTACTCCCATGGGAACAGTTATCAGAAAATGGTAAGGAAAAATGGGTAAAAGAATATGCCAGCAAATAATAAAACAAATTCAAAACACTCGTCGTGTGATAATCCAGAATGTTTTTGTAAAGGCTGTACTTGTGATCCTTGTATGTGTAGAGAAGATCAGCCATGCGGCTGTGATCCAAATGTAAAACCAGTACCACCGGCAATAAAACCCAATGAATGAACACGAAATAAAATTAAAAATTAGTAATGCAAATAAAATATTGCTCTTGTCTAAGCCTAACAGTTGGCAGGAAAGGTATTGGGCAAATGTTCTTATGCAACTTGAATATATTTTAGAAAATAATTATTCTTCGGTAAATAAAACTAGGAAGTTAGAGAAATGAATACAGAAAACGACACTCCAGCACAACCTGCCGAAGCACAACCTGCTACAACTGACAATAGTGTTGCAGATGCATTAGACACTATGCGAAATCACTTACACGATTACGAGCACGATTCATCAGACAGATGGGAAAAGTATAAAAAGTTTAAGGAAACTCGCAAACAAATCAGTCAGCGAGCAAAACAAGTAAAATAGCATTGACATTATTGTAGTTTGATGTTATAGTAATAACATTAAGGAGTGATATATGTCAGTAATAAGTATTTCTGAAGCAGATAAAACACGACTAAAGCACCTTGTTTCTGAGGGTGTTAGAGTTAAACAAGAAGTAGATTCTCTTAACGAAGGGCTAAGAGAAACAGTTAAAGCAATCGCCGAAGAGTTAGACGTCAAGCCTGCTTTGTTAAATAAAGCAATTCGTATAGCATACAAGGGCGACTTGCAAGTACATACATCTGAACTCGAAGATGTAGAAATGATATTACAAGCGATAGGTATGCAAGCATAAATGAGTTATGTTGATGCATTTTTAATGCAGGAACGCGACATATTGTATGTCGTTGAACGATCGCCAGAAGGCAAAAGAGTTTTCAAAGAATTTCCAATAAATTATACAGCCTATTATGAGGATCATAATGGCAAGTATGAAACTATCTTTGGCACAAGGGCATCGCGTGTTGTTCAGCGAAGTAAGAAGAAGTTCCAGAAAGAACTTAAATTGCACGGTAGAAAGCGCGTCTATGAAGCAGACATGAACTGGGTATTTCGCACACTTGAGGATAATTATCTAGATGCAGAAGTTCCTAAATTAAATGTTTGCTTTTTTGATATTGAGGTGGACTTTGACCCTGAGAGAGGCTTCTCGCCAGTAACAGATCCGTTCTCCCCAATTACTGCTATTACTGTTTATTTGCAGTGGCTGGACAGTCTTGTTACACTAGCATTAGTTCCGCCTACACTAACTATGAAACAAGCAACCGAAATGGTTGACGAGTTTGAAAACACATGGTTATATGATTCCGAAACTGAGTTGCTAAACACGTTTTTAAACTTAATAGATGATGCTGATGTGTTAAGCGGCTGGAACTCTGAGGGGTACGATATACCGTATGTAGTAAACAGGATTCAAACAATATTAAGCAAGAGCCACACACGAAAACTATGCTTATGGGATCAACTGCCAAAGCAACGCACGTTCATAAAGTATGGCAACGAGCAAGAAACATACGATCTTATTGGTAGATTACATTTAGATTATTTAGAGTTGTATCGCAAATATACATATCATGAGATGCATTCGTATTCTTTAGATGCAATTGGCGAATATGAATTAGGCGAAAGAAAGATTGCGTATGACGGCAGTATTGATCAGTTGTATAGACATGATTTTAAAACATTTATAGAATACAACAGGCAAGACACAATGTTGTTAGCAAAAATTGACAACAAGAATCAGTTTATTGACCTTGCTAATAACATCGCACATGCTAACACAGTATTGCTTCCAACAACAATGGGTGCAGTGGCAGTAACAGATCAGGCAATTGTAAATGAAGCACATAAACAAAATGTAGTTATTCCTAACAGACCTCCTCGCAGAGCAGAAGTTGAAAGAACAGATTATAGCATGTTAGATACAAAGAATGCTGTAGGTGCGTATGTTGCATTTCCAAAGAAAGGCATGCATGAATATATTGGCGGTATTGATATTAACAGTCTGTATCCAAGTGTTATTAGAGCAATGAACATGAGCCCAGAAACTATTGTTGGGCAGTTGGAACCTACATATACTAATAAACTTATCAACGAAAAGTTACAAGTAAAAGGTACAAGTTTAGCAGATGCCTGGGAAGGAATATTTAGCACAGTTGAATATCAAAAAGTACTAAGTAAAGATAAAGTAGATAAGATTACTATTAAGTATGAGGATGGTAAAATAGATGTGCTAACAGGCGCAGAGATATATAATCTTATCTTTAAGAAAATGCCAATGTGGTGTTTAACTGCCAATGGCACAATATTTGATCAAAGTAAAAAAGGTGTAATACCCGGACTACTGGAGAGATGGTATGCGGAACGAAAAGAATTACAAAGCAATATGCGTAACGCAACAGACAAAGCAGAAAAAGCATTCTGGGACAAACGACAGTTGGTTAAAAAGATTAATCTCAATAGTTTATATGGTGCTATTCTCAATCCTGGTAGTAGGTTTTTTGATATTAGAATTGGTCAGTCTGTTACTCTTTCTGGTCGTAGTATTACCAAGCATATGGCTTCTGAGACTAATAAAGTCATAGCAGAAAAATACGAGCACGACGGCGAAGCAATTATATACGGCGACACAGACTCTGTTTATTTTAGTGCATATAAAAGTGTACAAAAAGATATTGAGGCTGGCGATTTTAAGTGGAGCAAGGAAGTAGCCATAGAGTTGTATGATACAATAGCCGATGCTGTTAATGATAGTTTTCCTTCTTACATGAAAACTGCTCATAATGTCTTAGAAAAAAACGGTGTAATTATTAAAGCAGGCAGAGAACTTGTTGCCAGCAAGGGTATCTTTATTACAAAGAAAAGATATGCTGTATTAATTTACGACTTAGAAGGTAATCGTTTAGATAAAGATGGTGCTACTGGTAAAGTAAAGGCTATGGGTTTGGATCTCAAGAGATCGGATACTCCCGCGTTTATGCAAGACTTTCTAAACGAAATACTATTAAACTTACTCGACGGGGATACAAAGGATGAAATCTTTGCAAAGATTAAAAAGTTTCGTATTGACTTTGGCAACAGGCCTGGTTGGGAAAAAGGCACACCAAAGCGTGTTAACAATCTAACAAAATTCTGGGAGTTAGAGCATCCTATTGATAAAAGAACTGGCAAAAGAATTTATAAGAAAGCAAACATGCCCGGGCACGTTAGAGCGGCATTAAACTGGAATTCATTGCGAGACATGCACGGAGACAAGTATAGCCTCCCAATTGTAGACGGTGCAAAAACTATTGTATGTAAATTAAAGCCAAATCCAATGGGTTTTACAAGCGTTGGATATCCTATTGATGAGCAACGAATACCAGATTGGTTCAAAGAACTGCCGTTTGATCATGAAGCAATGCAGGATACAATTATCGATAACAAAATCTCAAACTTGCTCGGGGTGCTCAATTGGGATTTACAAGAAACACAACAGTCGGTAATATTCGAGTCATTGTTTGAATTCGACTGATATGTATACTATACGATTACTGATATCAAATGCAGAAGAATTAGCACAACTGAACAAAGCAATACACTGGGCAGAAACAACAATACCTAATCAGTATGGATGGAGAGAACTATATGATAAATGGTTTTATCCGTATACATATGCAGTTGATTTTACAGATAAAGATCATATGTTATTATTTAAACTAATGCTTACAGGCATTACTATTCAAGGATATAAAGATAACCCTTGACAATTTACCTAAATTATTATACAATAAGATATAGTGAGGATATATAAATGTTAAAAGATGTTCTATTAGATGTGGTAAAACACACAAACGGTCTTGGATTTATTGAAGCAATAAAAATTGAAGGCACGGCAGAAGAAACTAACATTTCTGGTATGGATGTTGACCGTACAGTAATGTTGTATGGGCAGTTACATAACACAGTTGACGAGTTTGAAGGTACATTTGGTGCCGCTAACTTGGGATATTTAAATTGGTTATTGAACTGGGACTATTTAAATGACGATGGTTCTAATATAACTGTTATTCGTAAAGTAAGAAACAGTATTGAGCAGCCAGAAGAAGTTGAATTTAAAGGATCTGCAGGATCGCCTTGGTACTATCGCTTTATGAGCGGTGCGTTAGTTGAAGAACAATTGCGTACAGTAAGGTTTAAGGGAGCAGACTGGGATGTAGAGTTTCAGCCAAGCCAGAAGAGTATACAATTATTTAATACTGCCGCACAAGGTATTGTACAGTTTGAGCCATACTTTAGTTTATCCACTGACGGTGGGAACTTGTCTGTTGGTTTTGGCACAGGGCAAAACAGTCATAGAGGCCAATTAGTTTTTGCTAATAATATACAAGGTAAACTCTCAACAACATTCCACTGGCCTATTGCTCAAGTTATGGCTATTTTAAAGTTAGCATCATCGGGCAATTGTAAAATTAGTATTGCTAGTGTTGGTGCATTACAAATTGCAATTGACAGTGGCACAGCAATTTATAACTATGTACTTCCAGCAAAATCATAGAGAGTTACGTATTGAATTTATCAGAATCTAATAAGGATTACGCAAGGTTCTTGCCTGCTATTAGTAGTATCTATACAAAGTTTTTAAGTCACGATAGTGCTTATAATAGCAAGGTTACTGAAGATCGTATACCAGAGTGCTTTCCACATGGATTAGAAAGTATGAACTTTCTAAATGAGGATAAAGGTTTATTCTCATACAAGTGGGCATTGTACTCTGCTGGACATGCTACATTAGATCCAGATAAAAGCGACAAAGCAGAAGCCCATGTTCAAAAAAGAGACAGAAAAAAAGTAACACTTGTAGGGGACTCCGGA